GGATGAGTATGCGTCTGGACTCGTTGGTAACGTAGCCCCGACCATGAAGAAAAAAGGCATGGCCAAGGGCGGTAAAGTTCAAAAAATGGCTAAAGGTGGAGCCATGAAGAAGAAAGGCTACGCCAAGGGCGGTAAAGTCCAGAAGATGGCCAACGGCGGCATGATGAAGAAAAAAGGCATGGCTAAAGGTGGCAAGGTTCAAAAGATGGCCGGTGGCGGCATGATGAAGAAAAAAGGCATGGCCAAGGGCGGCAAGGTATAAGACCTTGCCCTACCTTCAAAGTAATATTCCGCACTTCAAATGTTGGGTGCGGAGAGAGTATACGTGTAACCACTCTAATTATCATGGCGAGTTTCTTCACGCTATGGCGATTGCGGTTACTACGATGCCCAGCCGGTGTTTAAGTTTTCAGATGATATTCACCGGCTGTGAGACCGACGGTACGGATCAGCAGAACGTGCACGGGGGAGCCATGTGGGCCCGGATGCCTATAACAGCCCTTGTTGGTGACACACCTTTTGAAGAATGGCCAGAACCTATGCCTGTCCATTTGGCGCAACCTTGGGACTGTATGTCCCATACACACGCAGTTTATCGTTTAGATCGCGCTCATCCGTGCCCTTGGATCGCCAAAATAGGGCCTGAATTTTATCCGGCCAAATATTATTTTACGGTGGATTATACGGAAAGTGAGATCGCGGATGACCCGGCGCAGCATAAACAGAGTCACGTTTTAGAGCTTTTAGATGCGGGACCTTACACGGGTAACATCGTTGCGTTGCCTAATAATCGTGTTCGTGTTACACACCCAGCATGGTTTGAAACAGGGCAAGGGGCACCTGATTTTCTACCCTCACAGCATATACACTATTCAAAATCTGATTTAGACTATACAATGGATGTAAATCAGATCTTCGATAATTTGTATGCGAAGGATAAATAATGGCGGTATCAGGAAGCGTAAACTTTGAATTAGACGTAGCTGAGTATGTTGAAGAAGCGTTTGAGCGTTGCGGCTTAGAGGTGCGAACAGGCTATGATCTGGTTACGGCTAGGCGTTCGTTAAATCTTATGTTAGCAGAGTGGGCTAACCGAGGTTTGAACCAATGGACCATTGCACAAAGAACGCAAACTCTCACCTCTGGTACTAGAACTTACGCTTTATCCGCAGATGTCATTGATATATTAAGCGCAGTGGTAACTCGTAGCAGTACAGATTTTGCTTTGACTCGTGTTAGCCGTGACGATGACTTAAATATTCCAAAAAAATCTACAGAGGGTCGTCCCACACAGTTTTTTCTAGACAGGCAAGTAACGCCTAGTCTTCGTGTATGGCCTACCCCGGATAATAGCACAGACGTTATTGTGTATAATGCGTTAACACGTATTGATGATGGCGACACTGCAATTAATACAATGGACGTGCCGTTTCGATTTTATCCCTGTCTAGCTGCTGGGTTAGCTTATTACATATCCTTAAAGAGAGCTCCTAACCGGACCCAAATGTTAAAAGCCATTTATGAAGAAGAGTTTGAAAGGGCTATGGGAGAGGACCGTGACCGGTCCAGTTTTACAGTAACTCCTGAATACACTTATTTTAGGACAAACTAATGGCTCGGTATGCAACAGGAAAATACGCTTACGCTATTTCAGACCGTTCCGGACTTCGCTATAAATACAAAGACATGCGTAAAGAGTGGAATGGTTTGCTTGTTGGAAAAGACGAGTTTGAAAGAAAACATCCACAGTTAGGTCCGTTTCGTAAAGTGTTTGATCCACAGACTTTACGAGACCCTCGTCCAGACGGCCCTGAAGTTTCTACTGAAAGTGTAACAATTACTCTTCCAATTTTTAATCAAAGCACTCTTAGTTATGACCCTAAACTCCCTGCGATTGCCGGGGATATAGGAACAGTTACTTTTGGTGGGGATGTTATTACACCCACTACTACGTCGATTACAGGTGTTTCTGGAACAGGCTCGGTTGGGACTGTCACGGCCTCTGGAACAAGCACCAGTGTAGCTGCAACTTACACAGTCACAGTTGTAAGCACGGGTTATGGAAATAAATATTATATAGATGGGTCACAACAAGCTACCGTTAATTTATCAGAGGGTAGCACCTACAGGTTTGATCAATCGGATAGTAGTAACTCAGGACATCCTCTCAGGTTTTCAACAACTTCTAATGGCACTCACAGTGGAGGAACACAGTATACTACCGGAGTGACCACGAATGGGACACCGGGCTCATCTGGGGCGTACACACAAATCACAGTTGCCGTGGGAGCCCCAACGCTGTATTACTACTGCACTATCCACAGTGGCATGGGCGGACAGGCGAACACACCATGAGCTATACCTACACAGAATTAAAAACGGCTGTAAAAAATTACACGGACAACCAAGAAACAGTTTTTGTGTCTCATTTAGATACGTTTATTCGATCTGCGGAGGAACGTATATTTAAAAGTGTTGATCTGGAGTTTTTTAGGAAAAATGCATCTGGAACAATGACTTCTGGTAATCAATTTATGGCCACACCAGATGATTATTTAGCTTCTTTTAGTTTATCCATAGTGAACTCTAGTTCTAAAGAATTTTTGTTACAAAAAGATGTTAATTTTGTGCAAGAGTATAACCCTAATTCATCGACCACGGGTGTTCCAAAATACTACGCCATGTATGACGTAAATAACTTTATACTTGCACCTACGCCAAACGCATCTTTTGAGACAGAAATTCATTATTATTACAGACCTGTTAGTTTAACAAAAAGTAAGGTTAGTCTAACGGTAAGCAGTGTTACTGGCACGTTTGCTGCTAATGAAACCATTACAGGTGGAACTAGCGGAGAGAGCACCACGATTAATTCGATTACGTCAGCTACTGTATTTGTAATAGTTCTTCCTACGGGGGACTTTACTGTTGGGGAAACGGTTACAGGGGGCACAAGCGGGGCTACCGGGACTGTTGTATCGACCTCTGCCGATACAACATTAACTTGGTTAAGCGAGAACGCGCCTAATGCTCTTTTGTATGGAAGTCTTATAGAGGCTTACACCTTTATGAAAGGTGAAGCTGATGTAATGAAGATGTACAGTGAAAGATTTATAGAGTCCTTAGTCAGGCTGAAAGACTTGGGCGAGGCCCGTGAAAATGATGACGCAAACAGGCAGGGGCTACCAAGAAGGCCGCGTACATGATAATTGCTATTGTTGGTTTAGGCGGCAGCTATGCAGATTACATAGCGGCACGAGTGGCTTCTCAAGAATTTGATGAAATCTGGGGAATAAATTGTATCGGCGGTATTATACACGTTGATAGGACGTTTATGATGGACCCTGTTACTCGGTTTATAGATACAGAAAACGCGGGATCACAAACAGGTATAGCTAGAGAGTTTTTAGCTAAAAACACAAAACCAATATATTCTTGTGTGCAACATGACGATTTTCCAGCAATTGAGTTATACCCTTTAGAAAAAGTAGTTAAATCAACAGGTTACTGTTATTTTAACAACACTGTGGCATACGCTATCGCTTACGCTATATGGAAAAAAGCAGAAAAAATTTGTCTGTATGGTATTGATTTTACTTATAAAAATGTAAACATGGCCGAGTCCGGAAGAGCTTGTGTAGAGTTTTGGTGTGCCATAGCGGCATCTAAAGGAATTAAACTTGAAATTGCACATCGTTCTGGTTTGTTGGATACAAATGTTCCAGAAAATGAAAAACTTTACGGTTACCATAGACTGGACGATCCTTTAGTGCAAACAGTCCAAGAGGGTAACATCTTGATAACAAGACAGTCTGAGATAAAGCCGCCGGAACCGGTGGAGTCAGATCCTATTATTTTTGGGAGACATGATAATGTTTGAAGTTAATTTTGGATCAGTGGGGTCCGTCAATGTTGTTTCGTCTGACAACGGTGGTTTATCTAATGATCAGATTGCAGACATGGCTGCAAATAAGATAATGTACATATCTGATGAGGCCCCGGAGCCTATTCGGCTACAAGCAGAGGCTTTTAAGGATAGAGTGAGAAATTTAGTGCAATATTATGTAGAGTTGGCTAGAAAGGAAGAACGTGCTACAATTTGCGCGAAGGTCCGTGAGGCGGGTCAACATCAACTAGCTGACGCTATAGGGAGACTGTAATGGCAATAGCACAAGCAATGTGTACAGCATTCAAGCAAGAATTGATGTTGGGCACACACAACTTCGCAACAAACGGCAATGCTTTTAAGCTTGCTCTATATGCAGAGGGCAGTGGTGGAAAGTCTAGCACCACAGCAACTTTGGGTGCAACTACCACAGCATTCACTACTACTGGTGAAGTAGCCTCTAGTGGGACATATGCTACTGGTGGAGGCACGTTAACTAAAGTTGCACCAACCACTTCAGGCACAACGGCATTGACTGACTTTGGTGATTTAAGTTTTACTACAGCTACTATTACAGCAATGGGTGCTTTGATATACAATAGCACGAACAGCAATAAAGCTGTTGCGGTATTAGATTTTTCTTCAAACAAAACATCTACTTCTGGAACATTTACTATTCAGTTCCCCACAGCAGATGCAAGTAACGCAATTATTCGGATAGCCTAATGAGGTAATCTATGTCGCTAACAGGATGGGGTAGAGGAACTTGGGGTGAAGGTGCGTGGAACCAAAGTGTTCCACTTGCTGTAACAGGAGTTGCTGGAACTACAGCCTTAGGATCCCCCACTGTACAAAATGTTTTGGAAATTCCTGTCACAGGGGTTTCAGCAACAGGTGCAGTAGGAACTGTTAGCGTATCAGGTGCAGCAGCTTTTGCCGTCACTGGGTCTGCCGGAACAAGTGCGATAGGAAGTGTCACCGTAAAGGGTGCATCAACTTTTGCAGTTACAGGAAATTCTATAACTGCTACGTTAGGAACAGGAACAGTAGCACCTATAGCTTCAATAGGTTTCTTTTTAACGGGGGTTTCAGCAACAGGTGCGGTAGGAGAAGAAATACTCTATAGACCAATAGTTCCATCACAAACGCCGAGTTGGACAGGAGTCACAGTTTCACAAACACCTAATTGGACAGATATAGCAGCGTAAGGACAGAAAAATGGCAAGCACCTATGTAAATGATTTAAGACTTAATGAGCTAGGTACTGGCGATGGTTCTGGTACTTGGGGAACTACAACAAATACCAACCTTGAGCTTATTGGAGAGGCTTTAAGTTATGGCACAGAAGCCATAACTACGAATGCTGATACGCATACAAGCACTGTTGCAGATGGGTCAACTGATCCTGCTAGGTCTATGTATATTAAGTACACTGGTGCTTTAGACTCTAACTGCACAATTACAATAGCCCCAAATACTATAAGTAGAGTTCATATAATTGAGAACGCCACTACAGATAGCGGTAGCTCTGGTCCTTATAGTATTATAATTAGTCAAGGATCTGGAGCAAATGTAACCATACCAAATGGTCAGGTATCTATGGTCTATTTGGATGGTGCAGGAAGTGGTGCGGCGGTAGTTGATGCCCTTACTGATTTATCCATAGCTGGTACATTCAACGCCGCTGCCGATATTGTTGCGGCAGGAACTTTGCAAGCAACAGGAGATACTGCTGCTGGAGATGATGCGGCGATTGGTTTTACCTCGGCAGAAGGTCTAATTCTTACAGGACAAGGCTCTAGCACTGATGTCACAATCAAAAATGATGCGGATGCCACGGTTGCGTCGATTGCAACTGGTACAACTATATTCACAATGAATGATGATGTTACTGTAGTGGGCAGAGCTATCGGCAGCACAATAACTACTGAAAATGATGCGACTTATGATTTAGCAACAGCAAATAATTTTACTACGACAACGGCAGGAAGTGTTACTATGACATTTACAAATAAAGCTGCTGGTCAATCAGGCTGTATTAAATTTGTTAATGGTGGCAATCATACGGTTAGCGCACATGCAGATGTAGCTATTAATGCAGATATATTAACTGCGTTGAGCGCAACAGGCACTTATTTTGTGACGTATTATGTAACTGCGGCTAGTGGAAATAATACAATTCTTGTAGGTGCTACGGCTATCTTAACTTAGGAATAAACCATGAGTATAATTCAAGCAGCAGGTTCAGGCGAAGTAAGCACAGGCTTTTACAAGCTACTGCTTGATCAGTCTATAAGGCTAAATGATGACGACAGTTCTTATTTGAAAAGAACCCCTGCATCTGCTGGAAATCGCAGAACTTGGACTTGGAGTGCTTGGGTTAAGTTCGGTGCTATGTCGCATGGCTCTGGACAAATTACTTTGTTTGATGCGTCAAGCTCTGCCAGTGACCAGCATGGAATTGTTTATTCTGGTCAGCAATTCTATGTTTTTGGATACGCAAGTGGTTTTACTTATAGAAAAATGTTAACTGCTCAACATCGTGATCCGTCTGCTTGGTATCACTATGTTGTAGCTTTTGACACTACAGATTCAACTGCATCAGACCGCATAAAAATCTATGTTAATGGTACACTACAAACTTCTTTTGATGGAACTAACACAGACCCATCCTTAAATTTTGATACTGGATTTAATAATACTGTCGCTCACGGACTTGGTGCTAGAGTTTATGATGGTGCTAATTTTTTTGACGGCTATATAGCTGAAGTTAATATGATTGACGGTACAGCCCTGACTGCCGACAGTTTTGGCGAAACTAAAAACGGCATCTGGATTCCAAAAGACACTAGCGGCTTAACCTTTGGAACTAATGGTTTTCACCTCACATTCAAAGATGATGTGGTTAGTGAGGGGTTTAATACTGTTACTTGGAGAGGAACAGGTGCAACTAACGCTATATCTGGATTGGGTTTTAGTCCTGCGCTTGTCTGGATCAAAGATAGAACAGACGCTACAGTAAATTATTTAACTGATGTTGTTCGTGGTGCAAACAAAGAAATTTACAGTTGCGGAGGAACCGATGGAAATTCCGACACCGCACTAGCAGAATATACTGATACAAACACGTTAACTACTTTTGATGCTGATGGCTTTACTGTTGGCACTAGCACTGGAACAAACGGTTCTGCTGACGATATGGTTGCGTGGTGTTGGGAAGCCAGCACTTCTTTCTCTAATGATACTTCTGCAACAAGCGTTGGTAATGTTGATTCTGAGGGCAAAACAAACACAGCAAAAGGTTTCAGTATAATTAAATGGGTTTACAGCACTTCCGCAGACCAAACGATTGCACATGGATTAGATTCAGCACCAACCTTTATAATCGTGAAATCAAGGACTACAGCGTATAACTTTGATGTATATCATTCAGGACTATCTGCGGCTACAAAACGACTCATATTAAACCACAACTCTGCTGAACAAAACGGTTTTTTTGACACTGCGCCAACCTCTACTGTTTTTGAATACAACACATCTGCTGCAACCAATGGCGATAATATGATTGCATATTGCTGGCATGATGTTTCTGGCTATTCAAAATTTGGTAGATTTACTGGTAATGGTGGTTCGCAAGAGATAACAGTGGGATTTGAGCCAGCACTGGTTGTTATAAAACGCAGAGATGCAACAAGTAATTGGCACGTTTTTGATAACACAAGAAACGCTGCAAATCCTCGCAGTAGCGCATTGAATTGGGATAGAACTGCTGTTGAAGCCACCAATGCTGGTATGACATTTTCTTCCACAGGCTTTAATGATAATGGTTGGATTTCTGGTTCTGGACAAGAAATAATATATATGGCTTGGGCTGATACCAGAGAAGCAGCTTTCTTTAAAGATGTATCATCAAACGGCAATCACTTTACACCTGTAAATCTTGATTATCGGGATAGTGTGCCTGATACGCCAACGAATAACTTTGCTACTTTTAACGC